AATTGTTATGGCGAACATGGCGGCATATCGAGGCATTCACTATAAAGCCCAAGATGCCAAGACCCGCGAGCTAAACGACAGGACCAGCACGCCGATTCTTCGCCAGCCTCGCGTTGTTGTTAATCATATTCACGACTTGATCGAACAGCAGGTTTCCAGAACTACAAAGTTTAAGCCCGCGATTACCGGAGTTCCGGCTACAGACCAGCATGAAGATGTAATCACGGCGCAGATTGCCGAGAAGCTTGTAAAGGCTCGATGGTATGACTGCGATATGGACTACAAGTTCCAGCGACTTCAACGGCAAAACAGAATCATAGGCGAAGGATTTCTGTTTCCGTTCTGGGATATGAATAAAGGGGCTTTGGATGATGACTATAAAAAGGAAATGGCCAAGGCTGAGAAGACTGGTAATGGGAAGATACCCTTACTTGATCCAGATTCCGGGGAACAGCGAGAAGATTCATATGGAAATAAGCTCTTCGTCAATGAAGAAATCCGCGAGGGTGATGTTTCTTATAAATTTATCTACTCATGGGCCATACAGTTCCAGCCAGTCCCGGATTATGATGAATCGGAATGGGCCATGGTCTATGAGACTGCCCATGTTGAAGATTTACGCAAAGACCACCCGTCAGTAGCAGCCGACATAAAAGCCGAAAGCACCGACAGAGCGTTATTTGACCCGGAGACATTTCAAAAGAAGGCAGCGCATGATGTTGTTGAGGTCATTTATTTTATCCACAAATCGACAAAGCGAGTGCCGGGCGGATGCATTGTAAAGGTCTGCCGGTCGATTACGCTTGAAGAGCCAAAGAAGCTTCCGGCGGAATACTATGGTGAGTTCCCGTGGGTTAGACTTACAGACGTTGATTATCCCCATTTGCTGCGCGGGTATAGTCTCATGGAGCATGGCAGACAGCTCCAAGGATTGTACAACAATCTCACTTCCCTTTTGGTTAAGAATCTCTTCTGGACTTGCCATCCCAAGTGGATGGTGGCCCGGAATAGTTGCAAGCTTGCTAACCTTGGGAATGACGCGACGGTTGTGCAATACACTGGGCCTACAGCACCCCGGCTTGAAACTCCGCAGGGCGTTACCGCAGCATTGTTTAGTTCCCGCAGCGAAACTAAAGACGATCTTCAGCAAATCATGGCAGTCGGCGGCGTGGCAAGGGGCGAGCCACCTCCGGGCGTTAAAGCTGGCGTTGCCATCCAATACCTTGACGAGAAAGATTTAGAGCGACAAAACTCCGCTATCCTTAAACACAACAAAGCCATCAGGGAAGTAGCCGTCAAGACCTTGCGTATCATGGCGACCAGATACAAAGGTGACTCGAAACGATTGGAACGAATGCTTGGCTCTCAATTTGGCGATCTTAAAAAGTTTGACGTTGAGCGCATTGCCGATATTAGAGATGTAAAAGTACAGACCACATCGGCGCTACCTGAAACCAAGGCTGCGCGTATCCAAACTGTAATCAACTTGAACGAGGCCTTTCCTAACTTGATGCCGCCCGAATATGTGGTGGACGTTTTGGAATTTGGCCAAGATGAAAAGTTCCACAAGGATACAACCGTTGCTGTTAGATCTTCGGAAGCTGAGAACGACAAGCTTATTCGAGAAGGAAAGATGGATTCGCCAGAACCATACGAAATCCATGCCATCCACTATAAGCTGCATGTTAAGGCTATCAACGATCCAGCGTTTAAACCAAGCGCAGGACCGGGCGCGGTGAAGGCGATGATCGAGCATATCAAGGCAACCGAATTGCTTATGCTACTTCAGGCCAAGAAGAATCAGTTCTATCTACAGTATATCATTCAGCAATTTCCATATTTCCCGATCTACCAAGACCCAATGGAGTTTGGGATACCTATGGGAATTCAGCCACCACAACCGGGAATGCCGACAGAAGAGGGTGGACCGGCTGTATCCCCTGAAGGGCAAATGCCCGGATCTGTTGATCAGATGAATATGATGCCCGGAGCATCGCAGCAGCCACCGCCGCCCGATGCCATGAACGCGATGCCGTTACCTCAAGGGGTTCCGCCCGGACCCGGACAATAAATTACAGGAGAATGTATGCCAAACGAAATCAACCCTAATGCTAACGTAGAGCGCGAAGAAACCGCTGAAGTAAAAGGAGGGGAAGCTGTAGATTTTGAATCGTTGGAAATGATTCACGATTCTGAAGTATTAGCTTCCAAAGAGGAAAAGAAAGAATCAGCGAAAAAAGAGCTAGAGGAAAAAAAAGAAGATGACGATGGGGCAGAATCCGAAGAAGCCAAGCCGGATGAGAAGAAGGCTGCACAAGAGGAAGCTCCAAAGGTTGAAGCAAAGCTGGTTAAAATCACCGATGGGGAAATAGGACATGAAATTTCCGAAACAGCCGTTATTGATGTACAGGCTGACGGCAGGCTGGAAAAAGTTTCCATCGCAGATTTGAAGAAGGACTATGCCGGGAGAGTCGCTTGGGACAGGAAGTTCAACGAGCTTGGGCAAGAGAAGCAAAAATTTAATTCACAAGTCCAATTTGTTAACGATAAAGTAAATGAAATCAGGACGATGGCCGAAGAAGATCCAATGATGGCTTTCTTTGAGCTTTGTAAAATGAATAACACTACCCCTGACGAACAGATTAAAGCTTGGGAGAAATTTTCCGAAGAAGCGATTGAATGGAGCACTTTGTCTGAGTCGGAACAAAATGCTAAACTTGCAATTAAAGAGAGAGACTATTATAAGAAAAGTATTGAGTCTGATAAAGAACGGCAGGCACGAGCGCACCAAAGAGCACAACTTGACGCCGACGCTGAGAAATATCGGAAGCTTTATGGCATCGACGATGAAGCCTATGAGCAAGCTGAAAAGAAAGCTCCAGAACTTTATCCACAGGGTACGGCTATCGGATACCGCGAGGTCATAACGACCCACCGCATGACGATGACCGAACAAGCCCTTAAAGCTGTAGCTCCTGATGAGCTTTATCAGGGCAGCGAGTCGTTTGCGAAACTCTTCGATATTGCCATGCGCGAGCATGACTTTGGTATTGAAGATTTAAAAGAGATTGCCGAGAAGACATACGGGAATCAAAGCGGACGCAAATTAGGAAGGAAGATCAGCTCTTCCCAATCCAGCCCAGCGCAATCGCAAAGATCCAAAGAAGAGGATTTAATTTCATTTGACCAGATGTAGCGCTATGAGGCGTTCTTCTGGCTATCAATAGGAGTTCGTCTAATGGCTGAATGGTCACTAACCAATGTTAGTAATTTATTTAAAATCAAGTACGGCAAATTGTCGGAAAATGTTTATAACTCTTACAACGTTTTGCTTGGCCGAATCATGAAGGATTATGATTTCACTGGCAAGCAAAAGCTTATCCCGGTTCCGCAATCTTTCAGTGGTGGCGTTGGTTCAGGCACGTTGCCGACCGCCAACTATGAAAACGTCGAAGATGCCGTTCTGACGGCGAAGAAAGTTTATGCTCGCGTTTTGATCGACCGCGAATCTATCAAAGCCGCCTCTTCGGATGAAGGTTCTTTCGTCCGCCAAACCAAGCATTCTGTTCAAAAAACCGTCGAGTCCTACATGCGAAACTGTTCACGCATTCTCCTTGGTGATGGAACGGGTGCTCTTGGCACTGGCGACAACTCAACAAACCTCTCTGGTGCCGGCACAGTTGGCAACCCATATCTGGTCGTTATTAGTGCGGCGTCTTGGAACGAAGCTCATTGGGAAGAGCGCGATTATATCAACTATGCTTCGGAAACGACCCTTCTTGAAGTCCAAGCCGTTGATCCAGACACCAAAACTATCAGCCTTGTCGGAACATCTGCTGGTCTATTTGCCCTTATTGGCGCTCCGATTCCCGGCATTTTCTACATGCAGGGTTCCAAAGACAACGACCCAATGGGCCTTCGCGGTGCCTTGATGGGCGCGATTGATCCTCTGTACACAGTTCCGCTTAGTCGTCGATGGAGAGCCGGTGCTCTTCATGATGCTGGTGGCGCTGGTATTACGGTTGATATGATGAATTCCGATATGCTTGAAATTGAGAAGAAATGCGGCAAGGTTCCTAACCTTATTGCTGTGTCTTATACTCAATTCCGCAAGATCATCAATCTTCTCGAAGACCATAAAGAATACGCCATTGATCCAAGGACCAAGGATCTTAAAGGCAAGTTGTCTTTCAAAGGTGTTGAATTCATGTCTTCGCAAGGCTCGGTGCCCATGTTCCCCGAACGCTTTGTCAATGACGATGAAGTTTTCTACCTGAACGATAGCTTTATCCAAAGCACTCACCGACCCGGTTTTGGCTGGTTTGACGATGATGGCACAGTGTTTCTGCGCGATGCCAACAGTGACCAGTACGAAGCTCGTTACGGCGGGTACTATCAGACATATATCGCACCGGTATTCCACGGCCTGCGATACGGACTTGCGACCTAACTAAATCAGTGAGGTCAGGGGTTGAACCAAACTGATCGCCGGGTGAATTGAGTTAAAAAACATGCTACCCCATGTAATCGCTCATGAAGCCCGGTCGAAACAATAGAGGTGATTAATATGTTAAGAGATGTCAGGAGCCACCAGCGTGGCGTTAGACTGATTGAAGTATCAATTGATGTTTCCGCCGCTTCTGGCGCAACTCTTTCAAAGACTGGCATAACAAGAGGTTATGAACAGGTATTGATTACAGATGATGGCGGTGATGTTTATACATTAACCCTAGCCAATCCTTGCTCAAGACCATGCTTGGCTTTTGTTCAAACGACAGAGGCTGCGGGCACGAGCGTGTATGTTAGCGGCAAAACAAACCTGACCGTTGAGCTTTCAGGGCTTGTCACTGACGCAGATGTTTTGATCGTTGCATTTGATTCTGAAGACGAAACTTAAAAATTAGACCCGACGAAGATCGTCCATCGAGGAACAGGAGGGGTCCACATGTCCTTAAAAGGCTTTCCGAGCACAGAAAAACTCGCAAGAACTGGCGCAGAACATGCTTGCATAACTCCCATGGGATATAAGCAGGCTGGCCTAAATGTTATGGTCCAGTATGTCGCTCAAGTTGGGGTAGATGATGCTGCCGAAGCGCTTTCAACAAATGCTGTAATCGTTGCTACAGGTCACGTTGCCAGAAAAGGTGACGTTATCAGGATTACTTCCGGGGCAAATATACAGATTGATGTTGCTTGCGTAGACACAGATGCAAATTCAATTACACTTGGCGCAGATTTACCGGCAGATATGGGAGTCGGTGATACGTTTCAAATATTGCGAGGTATCACTCCAACCACATCTGCTTCTGGATCAGTTGGGGCTTCAGGCCCGATTCTTTTCGATAGAGATGGTTCCAATCAGGCAGTAACGGAAGATACCGCAACACCGGCAAACAATAGACCGCTTCCAGTCAAAATAACTGGACTTGACGGTGATGTAAATATTAACGCCTCAAATCTTAATCTTGAGGTACAGCTTTCGGATCAAGGCGCTGATGCAGATTCTATCAGGATTGGCGACGGCACAAACCGGGCAGCGTTTAATGCCGATGGATCTGTAATAATTGGCAATGGTTCGCAGGCATTTGATAGTGTCTCAGTAAACGCCGCTCCACTTTTTATTCCCAATCTATCAGCAGCTTTACCAGCAGTATCATTTTCAATGGGATGGGATGGTTCAAGTCATCTAGAAATGGCTGTAGATTCATCTGGGAAAGTAAAAACACTTCCAGATTTATCGACGAATACTGGCTTTGCTGATGCAAAAACTATAAGAAACATTCCAGCGCTTGATGCAGATCATTTACTAAACATAAGACATGAAGCTGCAAATACGCCTCTTTCAGTTAGGAATAGCAATGGTACTGGATTTGCTGATTATAACGGCGGGCCATATAGTGCTAACACTCAGAGAAATGTTCCAGCATTTGATGCAGAGCATTTACTTGCCCTAAGACATGAGGCGGCAATAACTCCGCTGTCTACAAGACCGAGTAGTGGCACTGGATTTGCTGATTATAATGCTGGTCCGTTAGGTGCCAATACTCCAAGAAATGTTCCAGCATTTGATGCCGAACATCTTTTGGCGGCAAGGCATGAGGCAGTAACAACTCCACTATCTGTAAAAATATCTGACGGTGTTGATTTTATTACCACCGTTGCAATTCCGGCTGCGTTTCAATATGTAGTTGGATCTTTTTCCAAGGTTTTTACAACAGCAAGCATAATGATGGGCTGGGATGGCGGGGCACATAAAGAGATTGCTTTAGATAGCACCGGAAGAGTTAAGATTGCCAATGCCGGAACAACAAACACGTCTGCTCTCATTTACAATGATAACTCTTCTGCAAATATTCTAACCACCGGATATACACAATTAATAGCATCTACTGGTAATGATATTTCGAGAATGCACATTTTTGATTCATCTGGGCAGGGATTTATCATAGCTGTTGGTGGTGCAGGTTCGGAAGTGGATAAGCTTTATGTTCCTCCGGGCGGGTCAGATAATCCTTATGATATTTTTATCAGTGATGGAAATAGAATTTCAGCCAAGGCCATTACCGGGAATATGTCAGTCGGTGACATGATTATTACCGCGCTGAGTTAGGAGCTAACATGAGGTTCATTCCATATATATTGTTTTTAGTGTTCATGTTCTGTGGATTCTCCGATATTTGTCTTGCCGGGTCGCCAGTCATTTGGAAGGGCGACCGGGCAAGCAGTTTAGCTCCGGGCATTGAATCCGATAAGTTCTTTTCTATCGGTACAAATGGCGCTGGATTCTTTGAATTTTTAGAGCAAACGGCAAACCCGGACACCCCCGGATCTGGAAGCACAAGCGCTAGGCTTTTTACAAAGAGCAAAAAGCTGTATTACATTACCGATGACGGTGCTGGTACTCCGGTAGAAAACGAGCTTGGCACTGTAAATCTTCCAGCCTATGATTCTGGCTGGCAGATAGCAGAACAAACATTTCCAATACCCCATGCTATTGGAGATTTACCTACAGCCCAAACGTTTCTTTATGATAACGCTGGGATTATTAGGCAATATCCAATTGGGCAATATTGCTCTGTAACTTCTACGGAAATAGACTGTGAAATAGATTCAATCCTGACCATTGATGCAACACATAAATACAGAATATTGATGACTACTGGTGCCCAAACAGCCATTCAAGATATTGTAAATCTTTATGATTCTGGCTGGCAGATAGCAGAACAAACATTTCCACTAGCTCACGGCTTGGGTGAGTTTCCTCTTACACAAACAATATTTTATGACGATAACGGAACGATTAGAGAATATCCAATTGGTCAATATTGTTATGTGGACGCAACAAATATTACGTGTGAAATAGACAGTGAATTAACTATTGATGGGACTCACCCATACAGAATTATATTGGCTGTCGGACTTGTTTCGGGCTTTACGCTTAGTGGATCTGTCCCGGCAGGAGGAACTACCGGCCAAGTTCTTACAAAGATTGATGCTACTGATTATAATACCTCTTGGGCAAATCCATCTGGAACATTAGATCCGATTACGCTCGATCCGGGGAACAACAAAATAATTGTTGATGACACCATTGAAGTTGATTTTATAAATGAAAAGACCATAGATAATGGGGTCATTATAGAAGGTGTTAGTGTTGAAAACGGGCTAGTTGGAGCCTCAGGCGTAAACATAACTCGAATCGCGCCGATATTAAGTATTAAAAATACGGGATTAACTGGAGATGGACATATATGGTTTGGAGATACGGGATTAGGTGGAGATGTAAATATAGGAGCCATTACATACAACCACACCAACGACATAATGTCTTTCGACGTTGGCAACAATCAAAAATTTCGCCTACAAGGCAATGGCGCTGCTGTTGGTAGCTGGCTTGGAAATGTAGGTGGTAATATCCCGCGATCTTGTCACCGGGCAAGTGATTCTCTAAGCACAACGAACACCATTTCAAAGTCATGTCAAGCAACCGAAATATTAACTGGCGGTGGATGCACATGTACCGGATCTTTTGTTGGATTTAATACCAATGCTCCGATAACTGATGTTACTTGGCAATGTGTCTCAAACAATTCATGTACTACTATTACGGTTTACACTATTTGTTGTACTCAGTGAAACTGATGAGTGTAAGGATTTTTAAATGAAAAAATATATTCTGATCGCTATCATTCCGTTTATCGCCCTAATTGTTTCCCAGACAAAGTGGCCGATCAAGGGTGGTTATGGCGCTCTATCTGATGTAACTGGACCGGGCACTGTTCCCCTTGGTGGCATGATTGCAATTATGAAGAGCATTCCAAGTGCTTGGCAACCGGGAACTACTGGCGTTGAAAAAGATGGATTCCAGCTTGCCGATGGTGTCGCCTTTAACGCTGGCTGTACCCTGACAGGCAGCACACCGCCAATGAGTACAAAGTTTTTGCGGGGCAACACAGCTGCATCTGGTGGCACTGGTGGCGCAGCTGACCATGAGCTTGTTGACAATAATATTCCAGACCATGTGCATGGGTCTGACACATATGCAGCCTCTCTGTCATTGTCTAAAACTGTTGCAAGCTCAACACATGTTCACCCAACAACAACTTGGAATACATCAGCCAACGTATGGGGGTATTATAGTATATCTGGTGCCAATCTCGCATATGGCGCACCACAGGTATGGTTTTCAAATATAGTGGGCCAAGGGTCATCTGATTTACAGTTTTCAATTGGGGCACCGAACTCAGCCCCAACACAAATAGTCGCTTATAGTGATACGCCAGATGGTGACTCAGCAGCTACCTTTGCAACAGAGTCATTGTCATTGTCAGGTTCTAATTCTATTACTGGGTCAAGTGCATCATTTGGCCAAGTGACACCAACGGCAGTGCCAACAGAGCCACCATACATTGAAACCGTCTGGGTCATTCGCTGTAAATAGGGGTTAGATAATGAAAAAATATATCCTTTTTCTATCGTTACTTATTTCGTTGCCAATAGCTTACGGCGTATCGGAATGGCCAATTACTGGCGGAACTGGCGAGATTAGCGCTGTAACTGGTCCGGGCATTGTTCCGATTGGCGGAATGTTTTCGATGTTAAAAATAGGGGCCACAGGTTCTGAGCAATGGCAACCACCGGCTACCGGCGGTATTAAAGATGGCTTTATGATCGCTGATGGTAACGGGAATATTCCGGGTTCTGGTCCTTTGGCTGGATTGCCTGTTCCGAATATGAGTGGCGCTAATGTTAGGGGTGTGTCTACG